CGTTCTTCAGTTCATCGGTTATTGGAACAATTACAGATGGTAATGTCCCATTCAAAACGGGCTTAACATTAATCAGTGGTTCTGTATATGCTGAGTTAGGAACTTGTGGTACACCTACAATTCAAGTCATTGGTGTTTTGTCAGGTTCATTCGGAGATTACAATGGTTCATTTGTAAGTAGTTCGGTAACTTTTGACCCGTGTGTTCTTCCAAATGGAGCATGGACTTCTGGTTCAAGTGATATTAGGTTATTGGCTGTATTGGCTGATACTCAATATGCTGGTCAGAGTGATTTGGTAGCTCCTGGATTCTTAGGTTCGACTTTGACTCCCGATACTACAGCAAGTATTCCTACTTCTTTTGACTTAAACCTTAAGAATACGAATAGTACCACACCTTACGGTGTTTATCAATTCTCATTAGATGAAGCGTCAACGAATTATATTAGTAATGTATTTGGTAAAGACCCAACGGCTGGTAATCCGGCTACTCAAGTAAGTGGTCAGAAGATTGAAGCTGCTTATCTATACAGAATATTCGAAAATGCTATTGCTGAAGTTGCTGGTAATAATACACTATGGAAAATTGAAGGTGGCATATTGCCATCTGGCGAATTCACTGGTGCTCCATTGGATTTCACTGATATCTATTCCCGTGATTTACTTAACGGAGATAGCACCTATAGTATCACAAACGCTGTAACTCCTTGGATAGTTTCTCAAGAAATTGCTCCTTGGCAGAGTGGAGCCGCTCCTACGAGATTCCGTCTATTCCGTTGCCTTACATTATCTGATGGCACAGACACGAATACGTCGTTCAAGATTGAAATCAGTAGCGTTAAGTTGGCTGGAACAGTCGCAGGTAGTGATTGGGGTTCATTCACATTAGCAGTTCGTGCTTATAGTGATACGGATAAACGCCCAACATATCTTGAAACCTTTAGTAACTTGAATCTTGACCCGAATTCTTCGAACTATATTGCTCGTAGAATAGGTGACAGATACAATTACATCAACTTTGTTGGTAAAATTATCGAATTCGGTACGTTTGTCAATTTTAGTAAAAACATTCGTATTGAAATGAATACAGACGCTGTTCCAGTAACAGCTATTCCTTACGGATTCGAAGCTTTGGTAACACCAGTTGATGGTGGAATAGGACAATGGACTCCTACGTTGAAATACAGCAAGGCATCTGTTTACGGTCTAAATCCAGGTAAGTATCCATCAGGTATCACATTTGATGATGCCCCCGTTGGTGCTGATTCCGAGTTGATTTCGTTGTATCCTACTTCTTCAACTGGAGTTGGTGCATCGTTAGACAATAGACAATACATGGCTCCATTACCAGTGTTTGGTGCTCATAATAGTGTTGGTCGCAACGAAGTATTCGCTTTGGATACCGACTATAGAGAATATGGTGTTGGAACCGGAACTTTCCTAAGTGGAAGTAACGTAGTTCCAGCAGTGTATGACGTAGTAAACGAACCAAATTACATTAAGATGCGTAAATTCGTTCTTGGATTCCAGGGTGGATTTAGTGGTCAATCACCAGCAATTCCAATTAGTATTGGTGGAAACATTTCTCCGGGCAATACTCAAGGGTTGGATTGTACGAATAGCACCACGGCTGGGTCTATTGCTTATAATCAGTGTATTACTTCGGTTGGTAACGCTGATGAATTCGATATCAACCTAATAGTGGTTCCTGGTATCGTTCACCAACATCACCCATACATCACGAATCTCGTGGTAGATATGTGTGAACGCCGTGGGGATTGTTTCTTCATCATGGATATGTATGTTGATGGTGGTAATCCTGCTTCTGGTCAAATCGACCAGGTAGTTTCTTATGCTTCACAGTATGATACAAGCTACGCAGCTACCTACTATCCTTGGATTAAGATTCTTGATGTCAACACTAATCAGGTGGTAACGGTTCCTCCTTCTGTGGTGCTTCCTTCTGTTTACGCAGCTAACGATAAAGTTGCTGCTGAATGGTTTGCTCCAGCAGGTCTAAATCGTGGTGGTATTCCTATTGCTGTTCAAGTAACGGATAGAACCACTCACGAAGAACGTGATACACTATACGAAGGTAAGGTCAATCCTATTGCTGCCTTCCCTGGTGTTGGAATAACTGTTTGGGGTCAAAAGACTCTACAGATAGCTTCTTCAGCACTTGACCGTGTAAATGTTCGTAGGTTGCTCATCAACCTTAAGAAATTCATCGCTTCCTCTTCGAAATACTTGGTATTCGAACAGAATACGGCATCAACTCGTAACAAGTTCCTTAGTATCGTCAATCCATACTTGGAATCTGTTCAACAACGCTCTGGTTTATACGCCTTCTTCGTTAAGATGGATGAAACCAACAATACGCCAGATATAATCGACAGAAACATTCTCTATGGTCAGATTTACTTGAAGCCTACCCGCACGGCGGAATTCATTGTGCTCGACTTCAATATCTTGCCTTCTGGGGCTTCGTTCCCGAATGCTTAATTATTAATCACGAAAGAGGCGTTTTTCGCCTCTTTCTTTTATACATATAAGATGTTAACTTATAACCTATAGGAGAAGAACATTATGAATAAAACGTGTTATGGAAATCCTCAAAATATTAAACATATATGTGAATGGACAGGTAAAGTATTCTATGTTGATTATAAACATAGAAATCAAAGATTTATAGATAAAAATTCGATGTATGAATGGCGTAAATCTCAAAATAGAGAAACAATTGTATGTTTACATTGTAAAAATTCATTTGAAAGATATAAAATTTATAAGCATTGGAGAAATGGTAGAAAAAAGGAATATTGTTCATTACAGTGTTGGAGTAATTCAATAGAATTTAGAGATAAAAAACGAGAATGGACTATTAAAAATCAACCAATGAATAATGCCGACTCGGTTAATAAAATAAAAGAAACTAAATTAAAAAGATATGGCGACGCGAATTACAATAATTTAGAGAAAAACAAACAAACAATGATGGATAGGTATGGTGTACCTTTTAGTTTTTATCTTCCCAAATGTAAATCTAATGGGAAGAGAGTATCAAATTTTCAAAAAAGAATTTATGTAGATGTATTGAAGTTGTTTCCTGATGCTAGATTAGAAGAGTATTTAAGAGATGTACAAAAATCGGTTGATATATTCATACCATCCAAAAAGAAAGTGGTGGAGTGTTTTGGTGACTATTGGCATTGTAATCCAAATAAGTTTCAGCGTGATTATTATAATGAATTGGTTCATTTGACTGCTCAACAAATATGGGATAAAGACAAAAGTAGGATAGAATTGTTAAAAGAAAATGGATACGAAGTAGAAATAGTGTGGGAAAATACTAATAAGAAGTTTAAACATTTGGTTAGAGAGTGACTATTTATAAATATGAAGGATTTCCCTAACGCATAAAAACGCAACGTAATTGAATACGAAACCCTCTCAGTCCAAAGCTGAGAGGGTTTTTTGTAAATAGATTTATATTTATTACTGTGATTAAGCTCAAAGAAGTATTAGAAAATCTGGATACCTTCCAGATGTATCATGGTGGCAAACGATGGTCTCGTATTCCAACTGAATTTCGAGGTAGTGCTAAAGGTAAATATGAAGCAGGCCCAGGTATTTACTTCACCAATAGTTATGAAACCGCTAGACGTTATGCTAAAGGTTCGAGAGTTGTTCATTTAGTTGATATAGATAAGAATTTCAAAGATATTGATAGTGTTAGCATCCCCCTAACGGATATAGTTGATTTCGTTAAGACTTGCCGTGGTATGAAACATAAATCAGAAATCATAGATTCACTAAAGAAAAATGCTGAGAGGATGCAAAGGGATTCTATATCGGCTGAAATATTAAACAATTTGGTGGTAAATTATGAAGCAGGCGCCGGCAATGCTGGAATTCAAGTCGCCAACTATTTTGTCAGTAAAGGTGTTGATGCTCATATGGAACCACAAAGCGGTGATGAATTTTGGCTGGTAGTATTTAATCCAAAAATTCTAAAGAATGTAACTGTGGTTGATCCAAGAACTGTTAGTAGCGATTTTCCATTTATGCTTCCAACCATACACAAACTATGAGTAACCTCTCCGGAAAGACCTTGGTTAATGTAGATATTCAACCCGATTATGAGGGACATTTTTCATTTCATAAAGAAAAGTGGGCAGATTTTTTGAACGCAAACTATTCTGAATTGCGAAGCTGTGTGTTTTTATACAATGGTAGGGATACTGTAGGAACAGTAGATGAAACCGCTTATAAATACTGGCTATATGACGCTGGCGTTTCCGAAGAGGTTGTTGAAGGTTCTGATTTCTATGATAAAGGATATGCATTTTTCCGATACTGTATGGATACAGGCGTTGACGAAGATAATATTGTGAAATTCATACAGTTCATGATGAAATATGAAATTACTGATTCGAGAGATTTAAAAGATAGAGACCTGTGGAAACATTATATTAGGGAGAATGGGCCTGAAGATGTTAGAGAACTCCTTGAGCACTCTGAAGAGCTGTTATACATACCCGGTTTAATGGAATACATTAAGTCGTATAACGGTATTGTTCTAACAGGTGGTCACATTAACGAATGCCTGAAAGAAGTAGAAATAGCGTTAAAAGCATTAAATAAACCCTATACAGTTTTAAAAGGCTTTACTTACTAATTCGTACTTGTACTTCTTAGTACTTAAAGCACTTAGTACTTTATATTATTGTACTTCTGTACTCTTTATAAGAAGTACATGAGTACAGTGTACGGAATAAAAGTACCTAGTCAACTTGTTTTAATTTTGACCTATTTATATTATTCAGGAGACTATTTCCAAATTAAAGGAATATGTCTAAAACTTGGTTATATTTATAGGAAATAAGAAATTATATGAAAAAAACTGAACTCAAAACTATCATTGCGGAACTTGTTAAAGAAATTAACCACACCCAGGATTCAGGAGGAAACTCAATTATAGCTCAGGGTGCTCCTGGTTCTGTAGTAAGATTTGTTACAGAAAATCCCGAACTAATTAAACAGATGCGAGATTGGGTGAAGGATTGTGAATGGTCAGACATGAGTGATGAATCTGACGTAGATGAGTTGTCTGATATAGAGATACTCAAAGGTATTCAACGTAATTATGATGGTGGTATTAAAGAATTTATTGCTGGAGATCCGAATTCGAAAGCTCAGGTACCTGTTGGATATAAAGAGAGTTCTGATAATAGTAAACCCCTACGTAATCCTAAACGTGCTGCTGACCATCCTGATAATGCCCATGACCAATTAGATGATGAGCCAGAAGGTGCTGCTGACCCCGAAAGTCCTAAATTTGATTGGAAGAAATTCGGTGGGTCAAAACCCGTACCTGCTGATTATAGAGAAGGTTATGGTATGGGTGATATGTCAAAAGACCCTAAAAGGGCGTTTAAAGGTGCTCGTTGGACAGTTAAATTTGATGAGACACAGAAAATGAAGCTATCGGAAGTCAAATCAGTAATTAGGGAACTCATAGCAGAAATGTGGGTTGGGTATGAAGAGAAGAAACAAAATGTAGCTGAGGGTCCCAGTAATATAAAATCACCAGATGGCACAGACATTTATATGAAGATGTTAGATATTGCTAATTTGGATGATCCATCATACAGATTAATATCAGCGGTAAAACGGGCTATTGTTGATAGAGTAAAATCTCCAATAGAACTCAAAGAACTTCAAGCTGTATTTAATAAAGAATTCGGCTCTGGTATTCATGAACTTGCCTGGGATTATTATGGGAGACCTGAAGAATTACGAGAAGGGGCAAATTATGTTGGACAAGCTGTTATTCAGAGAGAGACAATGGGACTTGCTAATACTCCTTATCTTCTTAGATATTGGGCTAGAGAATCCAATCAAAAAGAATTTACACCTGAACAGAGACTTCCGATTGCCAGTGTTGAAGCTGGTAAACGGTTTGTGAAAGGACTGGAACGAACGGCGGGCGGAAAAATTAAACTAGATATACAATTAGAAAATATAACACCGAAACAACAATTACAATCATTAATTCGTGAAGCAATCAACGAAGTTGAATTCGAAGAACCAAAAGATCACGAATACGAAGAACAGCAGGAATTGATAGCGCTGAAGAGAATTCAATCTTATGCTCATTGGGCGTTTAAGAATCTTGAAAATAACTGGAATGAAATACCAGTAGTTT